TTTAACAGCGCCGCACAGGGCGCTTTTTCGCGCAAGTGTGATTATAGCAGAAAGCAGAGCCATAGTCAACGGTTTTTGGAAAGAATTTTAATTTATTCTTTGATAGCTCTTTAATTCTCGTAAATACTCTTGTTTTCTCGCGTTTTCACAAACTCTATTTTTATAAAAATTTACGCAGGGCCGTAGGGGCCGGGCATGCAAGGCAGACGACATCTTGCGGGAAAGCCGCGGGCTGCACATAGGCGGCCCCTACACCTCAGCAAGATCTTTACCTGCAAATAAAAAACCCCCCCCCCGCAC